GGCGAAAATGACAAGAGAGGAAAAAATCGCCTTATTCAAAGAGCAACAATCTAGCGTTATGAACTAGGTTGAAATAGGGGCAATCTTAATATAAGGTTGCCCCATAACAGAAAGGAAAAAATGAGAAAAATAACTGATGAAGAATTGATTAATTTTTTTAATAACCTGAAAGAAATTATTCAGGCGCAAAAAGAATTAAATCATGTTCTACATAAAAGAATAGGAAACCTTGAAACAAGGATTGAACAACTTAAGAGAACTGAAGAAAGTTTTGCGACAGATTGGATTGATCAAGACTATGTTGTTGAGAAAGTGAGAGGTAAATAATGTTGTTTAAGAAAGGCGATAAATTTACTTTAGTTGTAAAGAATGACACTCACAAAGGCGATCCTAACAAATACACAATGTTGCGTTATGGTATCTTTGACGACAAGAGCAAATTTCTTGTATCTAAAAATCAATTAACTTTTTTTGATACTACTGCAAAAGAGTATAGAAGAATGAAATTGACAAATATTTTTGGAATAACAAATATTTCAAGAATGGATAGAGAGCAAGAAATTCAGACACCTGATTTCAAGTGTCGTGCAAAACATTGCAACAATGATCTCTATGGGTGGACAAGTAATATTGATAAAAGATATTGTCAGGATTGCTTATGATACCTTTAGAAATAAAAGTTTTAATTCTAGGCGCATTAGTTTTAATGTGCCTAGAGTATTTTAAAAAAAAGAAAGCTGAAAAAAAACGACAAGAAAGGTTGGATAAAATAAAATGGTAGAAAAAAACATTTGTCAAAATCCGAAGTGTTGCGATAGCTTGACAAAGGATAGGTGGAATAAAAAGCTTGAGGCTTATCAATCAAGAAAGGCTTATTTTAAGCCTGCGCATGAAACCTCATGGGGTTATAGAAATAAAACACTTGAGTATTTTTGCACGACAAGTTGTCAGAATGAATGGGTTAATGATAACATTGAAAATATAATTGAGCGAGGTCATGCACCTAAAAAGATAACTGAAAAAATAATTAGACAATCAGAATAAATTTTAGTAATCTTTTTAAATAACAGAAAGGTATAAAATGAAAGCACAATTAAAAAACAAAGATACATTGTTTCAAGTTTTTTCTTATGAGGGAAAAATAATCAATGTACCTTATCCATTATCTCAATGTGATTTTGGAAAAAATCCATTAGAGGAAATCTCGGTTGCTAATCGTTTCAATGGGGAAAGTGTATTGCTACCTAGATTTGCAGTTGCAATCTATGATGTGATTATGGGTAGTGAAGCATTGCAAGATGATAAAACTATGAGGAAAGGTTTAGACTTTTTTATTAAAAACTTTCCTAAACAATATATGGTTTTATTAGACTAATAACAGAAAGGTATAAAATGAAAAAAACTAAAATAGGAAGTGTCGGAGTAGACTCAGGTCAGTTAATGATAACTGACCCATGTTATGTTAAAGACTTTGATTTACATAATGACTTTGAAGATATACGAAGATACAAAAATAAAAAATCAGGAAAGGTTTTACAATATCAAAAAGATTTCTCTAACTATGAAGAAATTATTCCTGAGTATAAAAAAACTATGAATGAATTAAATTCCAATGGGGAATGGATAGAATTACCTCACCCTGATTTAGAGGATAGAAGTTATTCATACAAAGGTAGTTGCATGGCAACATTAAAAAGTGATGGGGGAGAGTTAGGCAATTCTTCAGGTGTTGTTTTTTCTTCAGGCTTTGGAGATGGTTGTTATGATGTCTATGCTTACACTCAAAACATTGAGGGGTGGGGCAATAGAGTTTGTAAAGTTGAAATAGTTTTAATTGACCCTGAAGATAGAAATTAATTAATCAATCTTAAATATTTCAGGCGCAGGTTTCCCCTGCGCCTGATTTTTTTTGCCTGAATTTTCGACACAATAAAGTATACCGATAGGTATACTATTTATTTAAAGATAAGAGTACGAAGTACATTATAATAGAGATACTAAAGCAATAGTAAATTACTATTGATTAAAAGTATTAAATACCTTAAAACAAAAAAGGGATCCTAATATTAGAGTAAAGTCAAGGATCGATACAGTCAGAGATGTTAAAATCGTGACTTAATATATGACCAAGTCAAAAAAAAATATTATAAAAAATTTTGAGAACCCATCAAATGAAAGGGAGTATCTACTTGCTAAACTAAAGTTAAGGCAAAGAGAAAAGGAGTCCCTGGTCAAAGATGATTTCTTAGAGTTTGTAAAACACATGTGGCCTGAATTTATAGAAGGGTACCATCATAAGATCATAGCAGAAAAATTTAATAAATTAGCTACAGGCGAAATCAAGAGACTCATTGTCAATATGCCTCCTAGACATTCTAAATCTGAATTTGCATCTAACTATCTACCTGCATGGATGATTGGTCGGAATCCTAAATTAAAAATTATTCAAACAACTCACACGGCAGAATTAGCTGTAAGGTTTGGTCGTAAAGCTAAAAACTTAATCGACTCTCCTGAGTACCAAGAAGTATTTAAAACTAAACTACAAGAAGACAGTAAAGCAGCAGGGAGATGGGAAACTGAAGGTGGCGGTGAATACTTCGCAGCGGGTGTTGGCGGTGCGATCACGGGTCGTGGTGCAGATCTATTAATCATTGACGATCCGCACAAGGAACAAGATGCAATGAGCAAAGAAGGTTTTGACAAAGCTTACGAGTGGTATACTTCAGGACCACGTCAGCGTCTTCAACCTGGTGGTTCAATTGTAGTTGTAATGACTCGTTGGTCGACAAAAGATTTAACAGGTTGCCTGCTCCATGGACAAAAAGAAGTTAAAGGTGATCAATGGGAACTTGTAGAGTTTCCTGCAATCATGCCATCGGGATTACCTGTATGGCCTGAGTATTGGAAATTAGATGAATTAGAAAAAGTAGAAGCAACTCTTCCTATTGCAAAATGGAATGCACAGTGGATGCAAGCTCCAACAGCAGAAGAAGGTGCACTCATAAAACGAGAGTGGTGGCAGGACTGGCCACATGATAGTCCACCGCAAACAGAATTTATAATACAATCTTACGATACAGCTTTCTTGAAAAAAGAAACTGCCGACTATAGTGCGATAACTACCTGGGGCATGTTCCGTGATGATGAGAACCAAATGCATATAATATTATTGGATGCAGAAAAAGATAGGTACGAGTTCCCCGAGCTACGACGCGTGGCTCATGAATCATTTTTATTTTGGCGACCTCAGATGGTATTAATCGAGGCTAAAGCATCAGGGATCCCGTTAACGCACGAGTTATCTCGAATGGGAATACCTGTAGTCAATTACACTCCATCAAAAGGAAACGATAAACATGTCCGTGTGAATACTGTTGCACCTTTCTTTGAAAGTGGTAGAGTGTGGGCTCCTATGCATAAACAATATGCACAGGAGGTTATTGAAGAATGTGCTGCTTTTCCAAATGGAAGTCACGATGACTATGTCGATTCAATGACTCAAGCAATAATGAGATTTAGACAGGGTGGATTTTTACTACACCCTGAAGATGAGCAAGAGGAAATTAAACCTAGAGAACCTAGGGTTTATTATGGTTAAACGATTAACACGAACGATCCCACCATTGAGAGGACCTAACCCACAGGGGTTGAATGTTCCGTTAAAACAAGTTAAGATAGTCAAACTGGAGAAATTAAATGGCAGACGACAATATCGACAAAGCCCTACCCAACGTAGAGCAACAAGTAACATTACCGGGTGAAGAAGAAATCGTCGAAGCACAAGAGACGATTGAAGAATCATTACCTGGCGAACCTGAAGTTATCGAACAAGAAGATGGTTCGGTCGATATTAATTTTGAACCAGGGGCCTTGAACCAAGAAGGCACAGAAGATCATTACGCAAACTTAGCAGAATTATTACCTGAAGACGTATTAGACCAAATGGGTTCTGAACTTTATGCAAATTATACAGAGTACAAACAATCTCGAAAAGATTGGGAAGATTCTTACAGCAAAGGTTTAGATCTATTAGGATTTAAATATGTTAATCCTTCACAACCATTTGAAGGAGCTTCAGGTGCTACGCATCCTGTCCTCGCTGAAGCTGTCACACAGTTTCAAGCAGGAGCGTATAAAGAATTATTACCAGCTGACGGACCTGTCAGAACTCAAATTATTGGAGCTATCACTCCACAAAAACACGATCAAGCAACTCGTGTAAAAGATTTTATGAACTATCAGTTAATGGATGTCATGCAAGAATATGAACCCGACTTTGACCAAATGCTTTTCTATCTCCCTCTTGCCGGCTCTTCCTTTAAGAAAATCTATTACGATGATCTTTTAGAAAGAGCCGTTTCTAAATTTGTACCTGCCGATGATTTGATCGTGCCGTACACTGCAACATCATTAGAGGAAGCAGAAGCAGTTATACACACAGTAAAAGTTTCAGAGAACGATTTAAAAAAACAACAGCTAGCAGGTTTCTATAGAGACATTGATATTAGACCTGGTTATCTAGAAGATGATCCTGTTACTAAAAAAGAACGAGAGTTAGAAGGTGTTAAGAAAACAGGAAGAGATGAAGATATTTTTCAACTATTAGAATGTCATGTTAATTTAGACATAGAAGGTTTTGAAGACAGAGATGAAACAGGAGATACAACAGGAATTAAACTTCCGTATGTTGTAACTGTTGATACTGCTTCTAGAAAAGTTTTAGCAATCAAACGAAACTACAAAGCCGACGATCCAATAAAGAAAAAGATCCAATACTTTGTCCATTTTAAATTTCTTCCAGGACTAGGTTTCTATGGCTTTGGTTTGATTCACATGATTGGCGGTCTTTCCAGAACAGCGACTCAAGCGCTACGTCAATTATTGGATGCGGGTACCCTCTCTAATTTGCCCGCAGGATTTAAACAACGTGGAATTCGTATTTCTGATCAGGCTCAATCGATTCAGCCAGGCGAGTTCC